GGAACATTGCGTTCCATCTCCTCAGGGCCTTTACGGCCCGTTAGCCAGCGAGGCTAACCCAGCGGTGCTTCGACTTGAAGGCACCGCGCTTCGTACTGGAAAGGAAGTCAAGACCAATCGAGTTGTCAGTGAGATAACTCAAAGGGTCAGGCATCCAAACTTCCGTGAATTCATCATTCACGGGAGCAAGTGATGTTTCTTCCTCGTCAGTGCATCGAACGTCGAGGTCGACGCAGCCCTCAACCAGGTCCTGTAGGCCACCGGGGAAATCCCGATGTCCCTGCAGTTCCGGCTGAAGATTGTGTAACCTCTGATCGCCGATGTCTGCTCCAATTCGTGAAGCACGTCGTTCCAAACCAGTTCGATTAACTCGAATAGGTCCGGCAGATCCTCTTCTGGCGTATACCCAAGTAGGTTTACGTTTGAATGAAGAAAAGCCCTCCTCGTTTGAGTTTTCCGACTGGAAGGTCGATATGCCCCACTTGTTGAGGCATGCGAGTTCGTCACCATCTATTTGGTCCTTTCTTTTGACTGGATCGAATACTATTCTCTTTTGTTTCCAATTATGAAGCTTATTGTCATAGTGACAATGAGTATCAAAAAGGAAACTCAAGTGGAATAGCCCCGAGCCAGGTTTCCTAGCTCGTGGGATAGTACGTCTCACAACTTGACGAAGCATGTCCCGTATTTGCTGAGCCACTATCCACTGACCTCTCATATAAAAGAGATCAGCAGTAGCGTTCCAGCTCATAACGGTACTAGCATTCCAGTGTCGTGAATCGTCATGCGGCACTTCTCTGGCATAAACCGGATTAACCGGCACACCATTGAAGAAATCCGCACCACAAGATTCCCTAAAGGCAGACGCCTTAAAGGACTTGTTGACGTTAACCTTAAGAGCATAGCTTTCAAGGTACTTCACGACAAAGTCCGCGTACTCTACAGGGACAATAATATCGTCCCCGTAGATATCGATCAACTTGCCATAACGGCGAATCGATCGAGAACTCGGACGCCCCCCGTCTAGTATGTGCATCGCACTCTGAATAAGGGTATAAAATACCATAGCCTCTACAGGAAAGCATAATGCTGATCCCATAGAAGCATACTTAAACAGAACGATGTTAGTACCATTCGGTAGTACGGCATGCAATGACCGAGCATCCTCGAGGTAATCGAGGAGCCCTGAGTTCTTAAAGATACGTTGAACAAGGTGCAAATGCACTCTGTCTGATGCATCTTCCAGGTCTAGCGTAGCTAGTCGTCTGTCAATGCTTGCTGAGTAAGCGAGTCGCTGATTAACATCCTGCCGTGCAAAACGGATAGAATGTTTGGTCAAGCTATGAGCTTCTAAAACAGAATATACATAATCCTTAACGGATTGTTGCATATACTGCATATGAGAAGGTTCTATAGCAATGACTCGTGGCGCCGTCATAGTCTTCGGTACGAATACAACTCGAACGGGATTTTCGTCCTTTAATTCGAGATATTCGACACCTCCGGCTTCGACGATACCTTCCCCGTTACCTCCGAACTTTGCTGCAATCCCATAGTTGGGGTAGCAGTGTAAGTCGGAAGGGAAGGTAAGCTCCGATCTATGGTTCCACTTTGAGAGGCGATACCGCGAATTAGCGGTATAACCATCAGCAGTGACACCAGGACCGTGATGACAAACAAGATCGAGATAACTAAGCTCAGGAAAAACCTGAGACCATAGTATTCCAGATACTTGTTCAAGGATATTATCCTTTCTCTCTACTTGAGAGGTCATCGCGCGGAGTTCGCCTTCTACTTCAACGAAATGTCGTGCAGCCGCAGCTTCTCGCTTTGGCGTACATGCTTGTTTGGGTTTCTTAAAGAAACGACAAACTTGCCGAATACCAGCAATGGTATACGGACATGGTTCGTGAAGTAGCCTACCATCCAAAGAGAACACACGTTTGAAGAAACCTCCCATAAAACGGGGGAGACTTCCATGTCTCGAGAAAGAACTCGGACATGTGAACGTCCCAGCTTCGAGACCTCTTTCGAGGGCATCGGAAAGCTGCGGAAGGGTAATCGTCAAAAACGAAAACCCCTCGTGTTCACAGCGATCTTCAACACGTTGAAGATCACGTTCTACGGACAAGTCTAGGTCCAGACTGAGTTGTCTCAGAATGGCCTTGACGAGCATGGTCGGTCTTTTCATTACTACCTCCATATAAATGTAGGATAGTAAGACCGTCTAGGCTATACTCCATTGCTGAAGTGTACGTGACGCTAATTATTCAAGCACAAAGTGCAGGAATAACAGCAGGAGAATAAGTTCAACCACCACAAATACAACGTGGCGGTACTCGAACTTAAAACTCTCCACCGAGTACCTTGTTGTAATTGGCCGAAGAAAGCCAAGTCTTCAAGGCATCGATCACGTACCCGATCTCAGCGTCCGAAAAAACTCCACTGCGCGGCTCGTCGACGACGAGGTACGCAGAGAAACCTGACTCTTTGTTAATTGCACTGATTGGATCAGCAGCAATTTTCGTCTGAGCCAGACGGACTTCACGACGAAACCGAGAAGAAGTAACATTCTGCTTGGTTGTCATGACGGTTTTACCATCAGCCGATGTGTAGACATTCTGCGAAGGACCCTGTTGGGTCCGAGGCAGAGGAATCGCCACAGCGTTGACGGTGACCGATTGAGGATCAGCTAGCACTAGAAGCTCCTTACTTTTACGCTTACAAGCGTGCCTTCCGGGCACGCGCGGTTTGCTAACGAAGTCGGGAAAGCCCTAGGGCTCCCAAGATCGACAGCTGTACCCCGTTGAGAGAATTCTCGGGGGTACCAAATCCAAAAGGATCACCGCGCACACGGGATTTACACCCGATGCGCGCGGTGCCGGTGGCAGTCACGGTAATCGGCTCTAATGTTTCTGCTTTCCAGAAAGTTTGTGTACCAGTTTGTTCGTACACTTGCTCTCGAGTTCGCATAACATAGAAATGACTAGCGGCCAGACGGTCTACAATATTGGTTTCAAGATTTTCAATCATGTCGCCAACGTTAGTAAACCAACTAGCCAACCATGACCACGGGATAGCACGATAGACAACGGCAGGGGTTGCTTTTAATCCATAGATTTTTCGCAACATGTCATTTGTCCATCCCACATCCCTGGGACCGCTAGGTAGCCAGTATTTGAACTCGGCACTTGACCAAGTTCTATCTACTAGGCTTCCTCTAACACTGTAACTTCCCGGGCCGTAAAAATACGACACGAACGAAGGTCCCATAAAGGAACCTCCGGAACCGTGATCGGTCCAATTTTCAGTGTTACTGTCCGACAACATAATTCGTCGTCGGACAGGCTTCCCCTCATCGCGAATGAACTGCTTAAGGATTTCCTGCGCTTTTCGTTGTGTAACGATAAACGAGGCGACATCCTTAAACAAAGCATCCCAGCCGAATTTCTGAGCAAGGTACCAATCTTCGACCTTGTCCAAATCCTTGGCCTGGAATGCCTGTTTCAGCTGACCAGGAACGTCTTTCAACTCATATATTGAGTTTAGGGCGTTCATAGCCGGCCTATCAGGTTTCATTCGTGCGTACGCTGTGGCACCCAATGTAGAACCGGTACTCTGATAAGAGTACATGTTCTCACTTGGATTAGGCGTCACCCAGACATTACCGGAATACCGGTATTCCTGGAAGACATGCCCGCCCTGAATAGTCCCAACGTTGACAGCTCCACTCTTGATAGTCTTGTAGACTACCATGAAGTCGCCGCCAACGTCTTTATTATCGGGAAAATTCGGATAGCCATAGTGCCCGCCGCCACCCCAAACCAGCTCTCTCGTATCAATCGTTTCCGAGTAATATTCGGGAGCAGGTACATCGTTAGGATAGGTAGTAAACCTTTTCCCAGCTAGTACCCTGTTGGTTATATTTCGAGATGGCACTTGAGGACCTTTCTTTTGGAGGAGTGTTCTCCGTAGAACGTGGGTGGGCCG